AAGACGAGTGAAGCGATACGGTAAAAAGAAACCTATGGGCAAAAAGAAAAAGCCTATGAAGGGCAAGAAAAAGAAATCTATGGGCGGTCTTACTGCTAAGCAAAAGAAGTTGCCCCCAGCATTACGTGCAGCTATTTTGAAAAAGAAAAAGCGAGGTAAGAAATAATGGATTTAGTAAAATTACACAATGGAAAACCTTGCGGTTCCGGCAAGAAAAAGAGAAAAAAACGTGGCGGCAAGAAGAAGAGGTAGAAAACGAGTCGCTCGTAAGAAGCCCACGCCTACAAATAAAAAGTTGTACGCTCGGGTAAAAGCCGAAGCTAAACGACGGTTTAAAGTTTATCCTTCGGCATATGCAAACGGATGGCTAGTAAAAACTTACAAAGCCAGAGGCGGTAGATACCGCATGGGGAAAGGATAATGGAATTTATTATTGGAGTAATCGTAGGTGTTGTAGCTCATTGGGCATGGGGCAAGTGGGGTGCAGGTAAGCTGTAATGGCTCGTAAACCCTCTGGCGGCTTAACCAAGTGGTTTAAAGAAAAGTGGGTAGATATCTCCCGCCCAAAAAAGGGCGGGGGGTACGCTGCTTGTGGTCGTAAGACTTCAAAGAAAGGTAAATACCCAAAATGCGTTCCTGCTTCCAGAGCCGCAAGAATGACAAAAGCGCAGAAACGTTCAGCAATTCGTCGTAAGAGAGCCGCAGGTAATCCTGGAGGCAAGCCCACAATGGTAAAAACCGTTGTGAGAAAGAGACAGAGACGTGCCAGCAAGAAGAAAAAGCGGTAAGAAACGGGATCCACGGTTGAAGCGAGCAAAGGTATCAGGATACAATAAGCCTCGTCGTACTCCGGGTCACCCAAAGAAATCTCATATTGTTGTCGCAAAAGTTGGCAACAAAGTAAAAACAATACGATTCGGTCAGCAAGGAGCAAAGACCGCAGGTAAACCTAAAAAAGGAGAGTCTGCTGCAATGAAGCGTAAGCGTGCATCATTTAAAGCACGTCACCGCAGAAACATTGCAAAAGGTAAGATGTCGGCAGCTTATTGGGCTGACAAGGTAAAATGGTAATGGGGGAAGAGTTAGAGAAGGCAGGCTATCATCCTGCGGACGTAAATGGGGATGGCAAGGTAAGCGATGAAGAATCGGCAATGTATCTTGAGTTTAAACGTAAAGAACTTGAAGACGCAGATGCGATGAGAGATGCACAGCGTAGTATGACTTGGTTTGCTCTCTTCGGTCTTTTACTTTATCCTTTTGCTGTTGTTGGAGCAGACGCTATAGGGCTTGAACAAGCCTCTAAAATTTTAGGTGATATGGCAGCTACCTATTTTGTTTCAGTAGCCGCAATTGTTGCTGCATTTTTTGGTGGTCAAGCTTATTCTGCTAAAAAGTGAGAAAGATACTGCCGCTCATGCTTTTGAGCGGCTGTGTTGCAATGTCACCAAATTTAGAGTCTACAGAAGACCTAGTAACGGGACAGCTATACTATACATTTGAGCTAGAGGTGTCCTACCCAAAAAAGAAATTTATGACTCCGGAAGAGTGGTACGAATATTACACAGTTCCGGATAGCCAAAAGGAAGCGTTGTATGCTACGTACAAAGAGCGTGAAGCTATTGAAAAGCGTTGGGAAAACTTTATTGAGAATTGTCTCTTGGCCTTTTCGTTGGATTGTTAGTCTTTTCTTTAACGAGTGGGAAATTACTATATGGTATACTCCTGTGAAGAAAACAACGTATAACTTTAAATGGGTTGAAAAATGTGAAGCAAAACATATAAAAGGAAGGCTCACTAGTGGGGAGCCTTTTGAAATGAAAACTCAAGAACCCTTCAACTTTCAAATTAAAAAGGTAAAGTAATGTTTGGAATGTTAAAACTATTACCGCTATTACTTGTAGTTGCTGGAGGAGAATATGCTTACCACACTACTACTGTAGCACAAAAAGACGCTACTATTGCACAGCTTGAAGCGAACATAGTTACACTACGTAATAATGTAGTAAAGCTAGAAACAGCTTATGAAACTGAAGCAGCAGCAAGAGAGCGAGTAGAACAAAACTTAACAAAGCAGCTAGAAATGGTAGGCTCTTTGACAGAAAAAACAAACGCTCTTCAAGCTGAAATGGATGACTACTTATCAATCTTTAAGCGCCATGATCTTACTAGACTTGCACGCGCAAAGCCAGGATTGATTGAGCCCAGAATAAACAACGGAACGCAAGAAGTGTTTCGTGCAATAGAAGAAGCCAGCAGGGAGGTAGAGAATGCGGATTCTCAGTAGTATACTAATACTAGCAACCCTGGGAGGTTGTTCTACCTTAAGGCCCGAGCCTTTACCGGCGCCAGAGCCTATAATTAAAACTGTAACGGAGTTTAAAACTCTTGAGATATACCAGCCTCCGTTGCCAAAAGCGATTGATTTACAAGACGTAGAGTTTTTTGTAATTACAGAGAGAAACTTTGAAGAGCAAGTAAAACGTCTTGAAAAAATGCAAGATGGCACATATGTTTTGTTTGGTTTAACTCCACAAGACTATGAAAACATGGCGTATAATTTACAAGAACTTCGTAGATATATACGACAGCAGAAAGAAATTATTATTTATTATCGTCAAGCCACACAAGACGATGAAAATACTGACGCAGAAGATTGGATAGAAAGAAACGAAGAAATTCTAGAAAATCAACAGCAGGACTAAAACATGGCAGTACAAATTAGTCGGCAGGATATAGTGTCCGACGAGATTTTTGAGTTACAATCTGAGGCAAGGTTTCTGAAACTTCCAGTAAATGAATATTTAGATTTACTGGGAATTGCAGCTCTTCCTTCGCAAAAAGCAATAATAAATGCGATCAATAATCCGAAGTATCGCTTTGTCTGTGCAGCCGTCTCTCGGCGTCAAGGCAAAACATACATCGCCAACATCATAGGGCAACTCGTTTCGTTAGTGCCCGGTTCTAACATTCTTATAATGTCACCCAACTACTCCTTGTCTCAGATTTCTTTTGATCTACAAAGAAATCTTATTAAGCATTTTGATCTGGAAGTAGCAAAAGACAATGCAAAAGATAAAGTAATTGAATTGAGCAATGGCTCAACAGTTCGTATGGGTTCAGTCAACCAGGTTGATTCCTGTGTGGGCCGTAGTTATGATTTAATCATATTTGACGAGGCAGCGTTAGCAGACGGAAAAGATGCCTTTAATGTAGCACTACGCCCCACTCTTGATAAAGATAACTCAAAGGCTATTTTTATCTCGACTCCACGAGGCAGGAACAACTGGTTTGCCGAGTTCTTCGATAGAGGCTTCAATGATGAGTTTCCCGAGTGGTGCTCAATTCGTGCAACTTATAAAGATAATCCCCGCATGTCTGAGATGGATATTACTGAAGCTCGTAAGTCGATGTCAGACGCTGAGTTTCGTCAAGAATATGAAGCAGACTTTAATACTTACGAAGGCCAGATATGGAACTTCAATCATGAAGAATGTGTCGCTAACAATGAAGTTCTTGATACTCGCCGCATGGATGTTTTTGCTGGTCTCGACGTTGGGTATCGTGATCCCACTGCTTTCTGTGTAATTGCCTACGACTGGGACGAGCGAAAGTATTTTGTTCTCGATGAGTATTTGGACGCAGAAAGAACAACAGAACAGCACGCAGCAAAAATACAAGAACTTATAGATAAGTGGGGAATAGATTATATCTATATTGACTCAGCTGCACAGCAGACTCGATTTGACTTTGCACAAAACTATGATATTTCTACTATCAACGCAAAGAAGTCTGTGCTTGATGGAATCGCACACGTCGCAGGAATCGTAGACAATGATAACCTACTTGTAGATCAAAGATGCGGAGAAACTCTAAGCTGTTTAGATCAATATCAATGGGATCCAAATCCGAATCTTGCAAGAGAAAAACCAAAACATAATCGAGCATCTCACATGGCAGATGCTTTAAGATACGCACTATATTCGTTCGAAACAACTCAGACTGGGTTCTAAAGATACCGTAGAAAAATAGTGTTTGACAATTTATCTAACAAAGGCTATAATTCAAAATGAAAAAGCTCAAAAGAGATCCAGTAAAATATATAAGAGATCGGGCAAAATCAAAGTATGAAAAAGGAACCCAATGTCACATTTGCGGTGCCTCAACCGAACTTGATTTTCATCACTTTTACACTTTAGCGCCCTTACTTAGAGAGTGGCTAAAGAAAAAGCAGAGAGAAAGGCCTGAGCACTATACTGATGAATATATTGTAATTTGGAGAGACGAGTTTATTGAAGATAATTGGACAGAGTTATACGATGAAACAGTAACTCTTTGTCATTCACACCATATGGAACTACACCGTCTATATGGCAGAAATCCAGGACTTGGTACTGCAAAAAAGCAGATGCGCTGGGTAGAAATTCAAAGAGACAAGCATGGCATGGTATGACAGACTAATTGGTAGAAAAGATATGGAGGCTGAGGAAGAAAAACTCAATCCCATACAGCCCTACTATAGAAACACTACGGAGCCTTCTCGTGAGCAAACTATTAGCTACGAAAGAGCTTACGAAGATTTAGAGATTGTAAATCGTGGTGTAAATATAATTGTCGATGACTGCTCAGAAGTAAACTTTAAAGTAATGGGCCAAACAAAAGCGATGCCCGTTGTTAAAGGTATAAAAGGCAGCAGAATTGATCTTTTACTAAATACAGAGCCAAACCCTTTTCAAGACATTTCCTCGTTTCGTAGAAATCTAATTACAGACTACATTATCGACGGAAATATCTTTATTTATTTTGATGGTGTGCATTTATATCACTTGCCAGCAAATAAAATGACTATAACTGCCAGTGGAACTACTTACGTTGAGAGTTACACGTTTGACGGAGGAACAGTATTTAAGCCGTCAGAGATTATACATGTAAAAGAAAACTCATTTTACTCTATTTATAGAGGAGTTTCTAGACTCAAGCCCGCTCTTCGAACAATGGTTCTGATGAAGCGAATGCGAGATTTTCAAGATAACTTCTTTAAAAACGGTGCAGTTCCGGGACTTGTTCTTAAATCACCAAACACTCTCTCAGAAAAAATCAAAGAGAGAATGATTCAAGCTTGGAGTGCTCGGTATAGCCCAGAAAGCGGCGGTCGCAGACCTCTAGTATTAGACGGTGGGTTAGAGATAGATTCTGTTTCTGATGTAAACTTTAAAGAATTAGATTTTCAAGCAGCAATTGCAGAAAACGAAAAAATTATATTAAAGGCGTTAGGCGTTCCTCCAATTATATTGGACTCAGGAAATAATGCAAATATTCGTCCTAATATGCGGCTTTATTACTTAGAAACAATTATGCCTATTATTGAAAAAATTTCAAAGGCATATGAAAGATATTTTGGGTTTACAATTATTGAAGATGTTACCGATATTCCAGCACTTCAACCTGAATTACGAGATCAAGCAGCTTACTATTCTACTCTCGTAAACTCTGGGATATTAACAGCAAACGAAGCTCGAGTAGCAATGAACTTTGATGAAATGGCGGGTTGTGAAGATATACGAGTTCCAGCAAATATTGCAGGCAGCGCAGCCAACCCAGCCGAAGGCGGTAGGCCCGTAGAGGAAGAAAATAATGATTAGACGAAGAATTAAAATGGAGATGGCTAACAGACTTGCGTCTCAAGTGATTCAATATAACCTTAAACCAGGGTTAAGTCACGATGAGTATCTTAAAATTGTTACGAATAATCCTATAACTAAAAAAGACTTATCAAGAGACTTTTATAATCGTTGGGAAAGAGCTATTAGTATGATGCTCAAGTATCACCCTACGGTTTATAAGCAAGCAGCAGAAGCGCATAAGCCCGCTCCTGCGCCCAAACCTGCTCCGGCACCTAAGCCAAAAGCAGCTCCGGCAAAGCCTGCTCCGGCACCTAAGCCAAAAGCAGCCCCTAAGAAGGAGTCCTAATGGAAAAGATTTTTAATCTTACCTCCACTTTTAAAGCTCTCGACGAAGACGACGGAGGCGTTCACATTTGTGGAATGGCCAGCACTGCGGACTTTGACCGCGCTGGGGATACCATTGAAGCAGCAGCGTGGACAAAAGGTGGTCTAGATAACTTTGAAAAGAACCCTATTATTCTTTTCAACCATGATTATAACAAGCCTATCGGACGTGCAACAGGACTTAAAGTCACTGACAACGGTCTCGAACTAAAGGCTAAAATTTCTAAATCTGCGCCCGATCATGTGGCACAGCTTGTTAAAGAAGGCATTCTTGGAGCTTTTTCTGTTGGTTTCCGAGTCAAGGATGCTGATTACCTAGAGGAAACTGACGGATTAAAGATTAAGGATGCTGAGTTGTTTGAGGTATCAGTTGTATCTGTTCCCTGTAATCAAGCAGCTACTTTTTCTCTGGCGAAGTCTTTTGACTCGATGGACGAGTACGAAGAATTCAAGAAAACTTTCAAAAATAGTGTAGATCTAGCCGGTCAGTCTCTGGCTAAGGATGAAGATTCATTAGTAGCTAGTGACACACCGGATGAAACCGAAGAAACGGTTCAAAAGGAGATCAATATGTCGGAAGTACAAACTCCCGAAATCGACCTCGAAGCATTTGCGAAGCGCGTAGCAGACGAGACTGCTGCAAAAATCGCAATGAAGCAGGCCGAAGAAAAAGCAGCCGCTGAAGCAGAAGCTAAGGCAGTTGCAGAAGCAGAAGCAGCAGAACTTGCTAAGCAAGCAGAAGTTGAGTCTGTAATTAAAACTGGTATCGAGTCAGGTGCTGAGCGTCTTTTGAAGGACGTTGAAGCTAAGCTCGCTGAAAAAGATGCGCAGATCGAAGAAGTAATGAAGCAGTTTGGCACTCAACTTGCTGAGAAGGAAGAAGAGCTTACCAAGATGCGTGAGTCTAAGCGTGTATTCGCTGACGGTCGTTCAGAGTCTGAGCGTCTTCAAGCCCACAAGAAAGAGTTGGTTCATGGCCACCTCGCTGGTGTTATTACTGGTAAGGGCTGGAACACTGACTTTGGTCAATCAATTCTTGAGAAGGCAGGTGTTTCTTACACTGCAGGTACTTCTCTTGGTATCGACCAGACAGTATCTCAGGGTATTGAAGAAGAAATTCAACTCGAACTTCGTCTTGCAAGCCTCTTCCGCGAGATGCCTGTTGAGTCACAGTCTACTGTAGTTCCTCTGCAAACAGACACTAGCTATGCTACATGGGGTAATGGCGACGATGAGACTCTTATCGACGCTAACGATGGAAGCGGCACAGGTGTAACTAATCGCGGTGGTTCTACAAATACTTTTGCTGTAAATCAGAAAGTATTGAAGGTAGATCGTCTGATTTCAACTTCTTTCCTCGATAACTATATCGACGAAAAAGTTCTTATCAACATCATGCCCATGCTTACTCAATCAATTGCTCGTGCTCACGCTCGTGCAGTAGATAAAGCAATCCTCCAAGGAAATAGTCCTGGTAACATTGCTGGATTGGGTGGATCAACTGGTATCACCGGTATGGCAACAGACTCAGGTGTTGACTGGGGTGACGCAGATAACTTAGGCGGCGCTCAATTTACCTCTTTCTCCGCAGCTATGTTGAACAAAGCACGCAACGCTATGGGCGTATACGGCTTGAATCCAGGCGAGCTGGTATACGTTGTAAGTCAAGATCACTACTACGATCTATTGAACGACTCTGAGTTTACTACTGTTGATGAAGTAGGTTCAGATATGGCTCTACGTCGTGTAGGTCAGGTAGGCATGGTCTTCGGCTCACCAGTAGTTGTTTCTGACAACTTCACTGCGGACGTAGAAGACGCATTTGGTGGCGCATTCGTTATCAATCCAAGCAACTTTGTTATGCCACGTCTTCGCGGTGTAACTGTTGAGCAAGACTACGAAGTAGCTGCTCAGCGTCGTGTTCTTGTTGCTTCACAGCACCTTGGCTTCGACGAGTTGTTTGACGCAGCTTCTGGCAAGTCAGCAGCTGTCTACGTTGGATACAACAACGCTAACTAATAGCTAGCTAAATAAACTGGGGAGGTTCGCCTCCCCAAGTTTTTACTAATTGACTTATGGCAGATTTAATTACTTTAGATGATTATAAAACTTTCCAAGGCATCTCATCTACTAAAGATGACGATAAGCTTGAAGTATTAGTGCCTTCGGTAAGTCAATTAGTAAAGACTTATTGTGCAAACAGTATAATTGATTTTTATACAAACGCAAAAGTTGAGTATTTTACTCTTGACTATGGAACACATTTAATTCAACTTACTGAGAGCCCTATTGTCTCAGTATCATCAGTTGAAATTAAAGAAAACTTTACAAGTAGTTATGCAACTGTAGAATCCACAAAATACTTTGTAGATGATAAAACTGACAGTCTTATTCGCACAGATGGAAACAGATATAAAGACTGGCCCGAAGGTCCAAACTCTGTAAAAGTTACATACACTGCAGGGTATAGCGAAACACCGCTCGACCTTAAGCTTGCAATTGTTGATTTAATTACTTACTATGCTCGAGACGAGTATAAGCTGCGACAGACACTTT